GAAAGCGGGCACAGTTGTTGCCTTCAATGGGAACCTTGATAAGATACCGCACAAGTGGATAAAGTCTCGCTTATCTGAAGGTCTTGTTATTGTCAATAATGATGCCGACATCAGGCCCGAGATTGCAAAAGTCAAGCAAGAGACGCTCTTTACACACCCCGCCACCGGGGAAACATTTACCGCATAGGAGGAACAATGAGCAACATTAACAATAATCATGTCCCTGTTTACTTGCAGCTTCAAGGCGCTTATTCTCAAAGCGCCGAAGATATACCTGCCGAAGTCCACGCTCTTCATAATCAAGATCAATACCACCGCACAGATGAGCCGCAAGACTTTAATCATCCGTCATTTATGACAGAGCAAGATATAAAAGACAAACTGGATAACATTGTTTCAAGCAGTAAGAGCATCGAGGAAGTTATGCAGAGAATCCAAGACTTAAACGATTATGCAGGGAATACAGTTGAAGGCGGCAGAGCTTCCTTTGTTTGCAATGATTTCCTGCCTGCTGCTTATTATTATTTCCGAATCTTGAGAAAGTAGCAACCGATGAAAGCAACAGAACAACAGAAATACACTTTGGATAAGTTCAAGAGTTATGTACAAACACATGCCAGTAAACCACACACAAAAGCAAGCCAAGGTCTTTTGGGAGTTGTGATTTCTCAACTTGACAAAGACCTTGGCAAAGAGAAAAGGATTGCCTTTTTGTCTTGGCTCTTTGAGCGCACAATCACCACAAGCAAGATAACAGATTATGGCATCGGTGTTGTGACAGACACAACAGGACTTAAGCATAACGAAAGCTTTGCCCTTCTCATGTGGGCACAACCGCACAAAGAGGGCAAGGTATGGAAGCTCGGAGCGCCTTACTTGCACTATATAAAAACAATCAAAGCAGTATTTACAGAGCCATTGGCGGAGCGGCTTTGTTCCAATTGTGGAGTTGTCTCTGAGAACTTAAATAAGACAAGGCATTGCCCGAAGTGTGCCACGATGTTTGCAGCTCAATTTGAGCAAGTGGTAGACTCTCCCAAGCCTGAGCAACAGACAACGACATGCCGCAATTGTGTTTATGGTCTAATTGAGGCGGGAGAGAACTTTGTCACAAGAGAGATGGCTTTGGATGCAGGAGATGAAACATTACAAGGCATATCTTTGGGCATGGGTTATGATGTTTGCTCATGCTGCGGCGGTGATTTCAATAACTGTAAGAATTGCAAAGGAGCTGCATGATGCCTATTACTTATTCAAACAATTGGGAAACAAAATATTATGGAGACATTGCAAAAGTAGAGCTTATCAAAATATGGGATGAACTCATGCCGGAGATGATTACCGAGATAAAATACTCTACCTATACATCAGCACTCAATAAAAAATGTCAGATTTGCAGTGAAATTAAATCAGATGTAACGATAAAGCACCAGAACACTGCCTATACAGATGGATGGAAAAATTATCTCTCGATCTGTGACGATTGCCAAGAAGATCAAGACAAGCAATGGCAGGAACTTTGGGATGATTATTACTCTTCAAGGCTATAAAGAGAAGGAGCAAGCAATGACAAAGCGTAAGAACAAAGCAAAAGCGAAAGCAGGTCAAAAAGGCGGCAAATCAACTGCTGAGAAGTACGGTCTAGAATATATGAAAACCATCGGCAGAAAAGGAGGCAAGAAAACCTCACAGTTATATAAAAGAATACCTATCTCCATGAATGATTTCTTGATCGTTGAGAGAGAGACAGGCAGAGTAAGACCTTACACGCTCAACGGCAAGAAAGCGCCTATTGAGGTCTACAAATGAACTCAACAACCATCCGCATCCTTCAAGCCATGCTACCTGATGTGTCAATGTGGGACAAGAAAACAGGCAAGCCCAAGACAAAGATCATAAACGAGCAATTACATTTGGCAAGAAAGACTCTGTTTTATGATGAGGTATATTACCCGCATGTCAAGAGATTCATGGACAGAGCTGTTAGGATGGGCATATTCAAAAAGAAAGAAGTGTCCACCTTCACGCTTGGGTATAATGTCGAGTTTGATTGCCTGTATCCTGATGACCTCTATTGCCAAGAACGTCTTGCAGAGCTTTTCCAAAATGCTCTTTTTTATTCATGGTCTGGATTTGATTACCGCTGTCAATGGAATGGCAAGAGTTGGGACAGGGTAAACAGCTCAAGCAACTGGTGCTATGAAGATGTAGACGAGGAGGATATAAAGAGCCTTGGCATCTGTCCCATTGTCATGCAGCCAACATTATTTTGAGGAGTGCAATGTCATTTAAAAACCATCAATCAAAGAGTGACCGGAATTTTAGGGATGCCGTGATAGGCTGTCTTAAATATCGCTGTGCAGGCTATTGGAAAGATAAATCATACCCTCATCATTATGCACACTTGCGAGGCTTGCTTATTTGTGCATATGACACAAACAAAATGGGCAGCGGCTTTCCTGATACTGAGATATGGGTAAGCTGGCTCTGCTTGCACTTTGAAGTAAAGCAGCAACGCTCCCCCACAAAGCACATAGACGCCGCAACAGATGAAGCATACTATAAAGCACAACTTGAAGAAAGCGAAGTATTTTTCCGTAGGCATCACTCTAGCCTTGTGCCTATCGTATGGGACAGGGAACAAGTCTTTACTTGGCTTCAAGCTATGGCTGATTTCGTTATGTATGTTGAGGGCAAGGCAGAAGGTTCCAAAGAGCTGCTTGCCTTATTCTTTCCCAAAGCATGGGAAGCAATGACTCAAGAGAAAGATCAATAACAAAAGGAGAAACAATGAGCAACAATAAATTAGTAAGTTACAAGGGATACAAGCTGCCGCGGGAGGCAGTTGAGGATATCAGAGCTGCAAGCAAGATATGGAGAGACAGAGATAAGACCTCGTGGGAGTTTGCAGAGATAGCGGCAAAGATTGTGGGCAAATATATTCCTGATGCCACTTTAGCTCTTACTCGATCAATGAACGTAACAAATCCAAGCACTCCCCAAGGATATGCAAAAGCGTGGAACCTTGCGCTCGATCTCGACAAGGCAAAGATCAATCACCATGCCCCGCTTGCTAATCTTTTCATTGGGCATTACATCACAGTGGGCAAGACATACAACGCCGGGAACATCTCATTGGAAGAAGCCGACAAGCTTTTGAAAGAAGCCAGTAAATTTGACAAGCCAGTAGATTGGGTACGCTCAAAGCTATCAGGCAAGACGGCAGACAATGACAGTTGGATAAACTCTGCAAGGATGGAGATTGATAACATTGAACGCCACATAATCAATACATCTTATTTGGGAGTAGATGAGAGCAAAGCAACATTAGCGGCGAAAGTAGGCAAGGTCTTTATAAAAGTCCTCAGATGGGCAATCGGAGAAGAGCAAAGTAACCCCTTGGAGCAGCATAACAGTAACCCAAATTGGGACAGAGTGACAGAGGCAATTATGAGCGTCATACACTTGCAGGAGGACGAGTATTTCAGAAAGTGAAGCATCCGAGATAATAGACATCGGTAAAGGCTTCAAAGCTTTTATGATTGTATCTCCATCTGGCAAGACTTTTGTTTGTGAAAATGAAACAGGCGCAATAGTCGGAAACACATTTGAACAAGTAAAAGAAGATGTAAAACAAGGCACTCTTGAAGATATGCAAGAGCAAATAAAAGAAGCTAAAAAGCTTGTTTCTAAAGGTTATCATGCGCCTATTGAAGAGATGTGGCACAGACTAAAAGCAGCGTAACACAGAAAACAAAAGCATGGTAAAATAGCCTTGTTGTTTCTCCTGCCCTCCAAAAGGGTTGTTTGGTCAAGAAAGCCCCCGCTTTATGCCGGGGGCTTTCTGTTTATCATGTTGCTGTTACTGTTGCAGAGCGGGGCTTGTTTCTCAAGTAGTTCTTTTGGATATGATCTGCCTTAGCTCTTTTGTCTTTATACTTCCCATCCTGACCTATCGGCGCTCCGCAATGTGGGCAAGCGGCGTCTTTTATATTGAGGCTTATTCTTGCAAGTGCTTCTCCTGCGGGAGTCAATCGAGTGCCTCTAAATTTCTTTTTGCTTCTCTTTACGAGCTTCAAAGCTGCAAGACGATCAAAGTACCAGTTTACAACCGAAGTGCTTGTTATGGTTGTCTTGTCCATGATCTCTCGAATAGAGGGCGGCTGTCTGTTGCTGCTTTCATATGCAAGCATAAAAGTGATTATCTTCAATGCTCGATCATTCAAGGCAAAGTTATTCATTCTTGCTCCTTTCATCCCAAAAGAATAGCACAATTATTCTATTTATGTCAATAAAAAAAGAGCTTGCTACGGCTCTTCTTTCTTTCGCTTCTTTTCTATTTGAACTTTCTTGAGCTTGAGCAATCTTTCCACCTCGGGATCTGTTTGCAGCTCGGCAGGGACCGTAGGTATCTCCAGCCCATTCTCATAAAAGATTTCCACAAAGCGGATAACCCAATTCCATAAAGCGTTATGCTTGATTATGAGATGTCTCATATCTCCTTGGAGTGTTGTAATCTTTTGCTCTTGCTCTTCAATCCTGCGCCAAGCATCTGCAAGGGTTCTGCCTTGTATCTCAATAGTGGCATTTTGATTCTTGTCATGCTCATCCTCTCGCACTTGCCGAGGCTGCCAATGTTGCACTCTCCAAGTAATACCGCCGCCAATAATCATCATAAGGATAGCTTTTGCAACTTCAAAGAAATCTTTGTAAATGTCATTTGTCATTTATATTCCTTTGCACCAATGAAGCGAAATAGGAAAAGGCAAGAGCAATGCCGCCGCCTCCAAGGAATAAAAACAGATACCGCACAACAATTCGAGCCAATGTTATTTCTGGCTCAGTGTAAGCAATCCACGCATAAACAGCAGCAATAGAAATAGACATTAAGGCAAATCCTCTTGTATATCCATTACATTGCTTTGCTCCTATCATTACCAGAATGACAAACAAAGCGAAAAATAGAAAAGAAATAACCAGAGGATGAATTGGCATGATATTATGCGGGCGGTATTGCTACCGCCCGCTCTTTGTCAGTTACCCAAGAGCTTCTTAGCTCGATTGAAAGCAGGCAGGGCAACACGTTCATAAAGCAAGTTATAGATCAACGTGGCAGAGCCGAGAATAGGCGCTCCGAGTGCCACCCAGTCATTTATGTATTGCCAGAGTGCTTGAGCAAATAAAGCAACGTCTCCTCCGAAGGTTGGGAATGAAGGCAAAACAGCTCCCGACCACGCAACTGCAAAAGCAATAGCAATAGCATATAGCACAACATTTACAACGAGCCGGGACGGCTTGACTTTTGCATAAGCAGCCAGCAACTTGAAAAGCCAAGTCAGAGCTGAGGCAAGCAAGCCTAATAGTATGATCTGTGATTCATTCATTACTTTATTCTCCTTTTTGTTGTGACAGTCTCCGCGACTGTCTGAAAACATTGTACCTATTTTATGAATATCTTGTAAGGGTCAGGCAATCCGTTCGAGAGCTTGTTGGGCTGCCCTTCAAGATCATAGTCTGGAATATCGTCAAGGCGCTGCAACCATGCCAAAGGATATTTAACTGCTTTTGTCGTCACAAGCGGAATAAGACAATAACCCATGGCCGGGTTCTGTGGGAAGTCTCCGACCACTTCCATTTTATCTGTTGACAGTCGCCCTATTGTCGTTGCTCGAAAAGAATACCAAGGATGATCTATCATCCATTCGATTGTAGGAGCATTGTCATTGGGCTTAGTTGAATCAAATCTCAAAGTATCCACTAATAAGTAATCACCCTGTTGTGTGCCTGTAATTGAAGCGCCTCCACAGAGGCGAGAATTATCCCATTTGAGCTGCTCGCCTCTCAAGTTCCATCCGTTTATATAATCTCTCTTGTTGTCATTGGGTGGAATGTTATCGTCTCGGCTATCAAAGCCAGTATGGTTTGTAAAGGCTCTATGGTCATCATAGAGCTGCCGCCACCCGCTGTTATCTTTCTTCATGCCCGGATTGAGAGCGAAGGCAAGACGCTGCCAAGGAGCTGAAAAGGTCGTAACGTGCCCGGGTTCAAGATTGAATACCTCAGGCACGCCTATTCTCCAAAGCCATTTGTTTCTGTCAGGATGATGAGGGTCAGGCCATTTGTCCCATACTTGCCACACTTCATAATCATGGAATACACGATAGATTGGAACGGGCGGCTTGGGTAGAGGCGGCTTTGAGCTTGAGACAGTCAAAGAAGCCGACACAGTGATTTGGCTCATTGTGTTCTCTTTGTCGCTGTTACGTTTTTGATCTCGTATATTTCATCATCAATAGTAAAGCTCATGTTATCAAGCGTGACAGTATGAGCAGGAGCGGGAGGAATATATTGTTTGATCTCGGAATAATATTCACTGTAAGAGCTGCAATAAGTTTGCATCTCAGGAACAACTTTGTTTCCATCAATTATGAGATGGTCAATCACAAACCAAGTATGTTCCGTCACTCTTGCGCCAATAACTTTATCTCCGCCATTGAGCGTGTAAATTACTTGTGTCCCTGTTTGCCCTACTCCGTTTCTTACGTTCAATGCTTGACCATCTTTTAGTGTTGCTTCAAATAACATGGGATCTCCTGTGGGGGGTGGAGTTGTTGACGCTCCAACAAATTTATAAAGCTCATCAATAGAGCCATTGAAAAAATTATGGTCACTCGCAACCTGACAACCACATCCGGTGCAGTTCCAATTATCCTGCCAGAATGACCAGGGGTATAAGGCGGTTGATCTGCCCGTAGGAAGTGGGGGAGCGGATAACGTTGTGGATGGATACGCAATCCAAAGCAAAAGGTTATTTAATCGGTCTTGATAGTCTGTTGGGAATTGCCTTTTGATGGCTGCCGCAAAAAGAGTATAAGTTGAAATATTGGTGTATAGTACCGTCCTCTGTTTTGTCTCTCTTTCAACGGTATCCATTATCCGCATTGTGTCGGCAAACATCGTGTCCGAGTAGGTATTACCATAACCCTCAAGGTCAATTGCGTGGATGTTGTAATCATGCAAGGCGACAGCTCCGAGATAGTTATTTGCCTGCGCGGTCCAACTCATGCCGCTCCTCTGATAGTGATACCCGCCGCGCACCTGTAACTGCTTGACACCCTCCCAAAGAGCGTCAATGGATGTGTCTCGGTAGCTTGTGCCCTCTGTCAATTTCTGAAAGGCAAAAGACATTGGAAGGGTTGCAATTGACGGGTCAAAATTAACTTGATAACGAGCGCCATCCATTCCTTGCGCAAAGTGCAAAGGTAGAGCGTAGGAAGTGCCCGGCTTTTGTTTAAACGTTGAATATGCCCGCCGATAAGTATGCCGCAAAAGTTCAATAGAAATTGATTTTGGAATTAGGTTGATCATGATCTTATTTATACCTCATTTTTATGCTTGAACATATTCCCAAACAATAACAACACCAGCGGCACCCGCGCCGCCTGCTCGATCTGTTGTGCTGTTGGATGTTCTGCCGCCAGAACCACCCCCGCCATAGTTCTTTCCAGCGCTGCCATCAACATTTAACGCGTTTGTGTATGCGTGCGATGATAACTGATTCCCGCCGCCTTGTGTCGGGACACCAACGCCTGCAATTGAGAATACAGAACCATCAAAACCATTTTCTCCATCAATTCTTATACTTCCACCGCTGCCGCCTGTTCCGCCTGCGCCGCTTATAGCGCCGCTACGAGGTACGGTTGCACTCGCTGTTTGACCAGAACCGCCGCCGCCGCCAGCGGCTGTAACATGTGCCCCAAATGACGAAGTATTACCTGCGCTTCCGTTGTTTGCTCCTGCCGTTCCTGCTGCACCTCCTGCACCTACTGTAACGGTTTCAGTTGCCCCAAGTGAAGCGGCAACAATCTTTCCTTTTGCATATTCGCCACCACCACCGGAACCGCCAAGAGCAGATTGAGAAGTAGCAGACGCAGCCCCTCCCCCACCGCCACCACTCCCCACAACTTCAACAATGACATAAACAAGTCCTGCGGGTTTTGTCCATGTGTCACCAGACGTATAAACCCTTGGAGAATTGGAGGAGAGTTGCACAGTGGTATCAGGGGATGCGCCCAAATCTCCAGACCAGATTACATGCCATGCAGAACCAGCGGGGATGCAGAGCGCCCATTGATCGGCGTCTAATGTGCAATAAGTAGTAACTCCGCTGTCGTCTTTTATCGGTATGTCATACGTTGCGCCTGATGGGTTCTTGATAAAAAACACATGGTTGGTTGTAGCTTCTGGAGCCAGCTCCACGGTTTGATTTGCGCCGCTTGGAGTAATGACTTGCATTTGACAATCAGAATCGGCAAGTTCTTTTGTGGCTGTTATCGTCTCTGTGTTTACATACTCGGCACGTATGACGGCACCGAGCAGGTCTTGAATCCAATCGTCAAGAACATCATCAACGCCATCGGTGGGAAAAAAACTATTGAGTGTTGTCATCTTAGAAATACTCCAAATGGTTCAAGCAGTAAAAATAAAGTAACTGCTGATATGATCGAGCAGGCAAATATGGCAAAAAGAGTTGATAATAACTTACTCATTCCACCACCGCCCATGCTGTCATTGTGCCAGATACCCCCATAGTATCCCCGACAATGACTCTATTTTGCATTGTGATTGTCCTACTGCCAGATGCAACGCTGGGATAAGCCCACGCAACAGCAACGGGCAAAGTTAAATCCCCGACATTACACGTTGTCTCTGTTCCGCTTGTCTGATTATTTCCATCAATTACAAACCTAAATCCGCTGTTGTAGCTCCCTGCTCCACTGGCATAAAACTTTCCTGAGAACATGGCAAAGATTGTACATGTCTTTGTCAAGGTCAAGGTAATGGAGAGGCTTGTTAAGTTCGCATATGATGTATTTGTTAGCGTTCCTGCTGTTGCTCTCTCTGCATAGCTAATATCATCAATAGCACCTGCGGGTTTGTCCCATGTTGGGGCAGTCCCACCAGCGTTAACTATCAGGGATTGTCCAGCACTTCCAAGCGCAAGCCGCGTAAGGGTCGTGGCGCTTGTGGCATAAACAAGATCGCCCGCCGTTGTATAAACCCATAGGGCATCAAAGTTGTCTCTTGTATGAGTGTTGTATTGGCTGGCCGTATAAGTTTGCCCAGTAACCGCCGTAAAATTATTGTCAAAGGCCATTATGTTCTACCTTTCTTCGCCTTGTATTCCTTGATAGCCTTGTCTTGTTGTTGGATGAGGTCGTTAACAGACTCGCCGGGCCGCCATGATCTTGTAAGAGGCTTTCTTTTAACCATCTTTCCTGGCGGTGGTAGCTCTCCTTTTTGCATAGCACTTATTACTTTATCCATGCTTGCTGTTTCAAGAATATATTCCTCGGTCTCAACATATAGCAAAGGTACTGCCATTGCAACACGTTCAAGATCGGTCAAGCCTGCTCTTATTTCCTGTGGGCGCTCCAACAAAAGGCGCTCAATCTCTTTGCGCTCTGCTTCAGGAGGAAATACAACAGGGCGAAGTTTACTGCCGTGCGCGAAGTTTCCGCACGAAAAGCAAAAGAATACAGGCTCATCAGGGTCAACGAAAGAAGCGCCTTTACATTCACAGTCAGCAATCCATTGGCTCTTCCAGATGCGGGCGTAAACAGGCTTGCCCACTGGTTGCTTATCCATGTCCTTGATCGTCACAGATACGCCCTTTCTTAATAAGAGCGTTCGCTGTTGTTTCTTGATATATTCCCTTGCACTTCCGCCGTAGTCTTTAGCCGTAATAATTCTATCTGTTGTCATTTGTCACCATCCAAATACTGTCTCAGTGTCCCAGGTTGAGGCAGTATCCCAAATCATAAATTCGCCTGCTGCAATGTAAGGCTCAAGGTGTAATGTCGTAACGATCTTTTGACAGTTATCTCCTATGCCCGTTGATATACTTTGATGCTCAATCCCGCCCACGCGAAAAGAAACACCCGATACGCCAATCTTTGGGATATCAGCGGATACAATCGAAAACAAGTCGGGGGCAAATTGAATATCGGGACGATTCTCAATCTTGATCGTGGGGAGCGGATGCAGGCCTTCAAAGAAGGGCCCAATCACATTGGCTATATCCTGTGCAACATTAGGATTTTGCTGCCAGGGCAAATCCATCACCAACTCTCTAGGCTTGTCCACTGTTGACGGGTCTTTAGGATAAGTAACATCCGCTGCATTAGGCTCCCATATCGCCTCCCCTTCTATATCGTAATTGATGTAGACTCTTGATGCGTCATTATTCGTAACCGTGACCTTTGCCTTGTCTCCAAAGTCAGTTAATGAGATTGTGCAGCTTGATGTTTTATCTGTCCCGCCGAAATCGCTTTGAGAGTTGGCCGAGAATGTTTCAATAGCTACATTATTTGCAGGTACGCTTTGATTGTTATACATGTATTGTGGGAACATGATAAAGGCATTTGCTGCACCGGGGTCAACATAGGGAGCAGAACCCACCATCTGAAATATTGTACCAAGCGTTGCTGCTGTTCGTGGATGCACTATTAAACGGATTACATTCCGCCTTATATCGTGAGGCTGTGGATTTTCAATATCCTTTAACAGATATTCCTGTGGATACTCGGCTACAAGGTCTGAGACGTTTGACCTGTTCAAATAACGTGCCTGTCCATTTGCATCAACATAAAAATAGCCAAAGAATGAATTGGAAACATCCACAATTTCACTCATGGCATTTTTGCCACGAGTCCAGAAATAGGGAATATTGTCTGCCGATACTTCCAAGTCTCTGCCCCATATTGCAGGCCACTTGGCAGATGAAAGCATAAGATCAATTGCATCTGACGGGGATATGTCTGCCTGAATAGCGACATTGGCCGGAGTGTTGCGGAGATACAAAAGACCGTCGTTTACATATAAAGTTACTTTAGCCTTGCTCCCGTAGTCGGATGGGACAATGTTATTAACTTTCCCAACGATGACGGGGTATATTATCCCGCTGTTGAAGTCTCTTACACGAACGCGAATATATTTGTCTTCAACGACATTGGGATATAGAGGGCTTGAGCTGTTCCAACCATTATATCTTCCATCATGATTGCTCAACACGATGGTAGCAGTCCCGTTGGTTACTTCCTGAATACCTTCGCCTTTCGGTTTCAGCATACGTGTTCGGCCTCTTTTGACAAAGATACCTATCAGATGGGATGCTTCGTTAACCTCATAGATTCCATCCTCATCCCAATCAACGGAAATATCCCAGCCAAGTGATTTCCTTGTGCCGCTGGGGCCAAACTTGTTGGAAGTGCCAAACTTGAATTTACCAAATCTGTTGTCTAACCATGTCATTTTATAACTCCCCTGTTTTGCAGCTCGTAATAAGCCTGCTCAATTATGGGGATCAATTGCTGGGCTGCGGATTCTCTGTCAAAAACAGTAATCGGAGAAGCATAAACAACAGAGACAGTAAGACCGCCGCCGCCGCCGCCGCCGCCGCCGCCACTCGAAAGAGGAACAACCGCGCCGCCTTGATTCGGCATCATGAGGAACTGCCTGTTGTTGAAGTTCAATAGCTCAGGGACACCTCCTTCGTTGACTTCATACATCTTACCTGCCTCAACTGTGCCGCCTCCTGCTCTGCCGCCTTGTAACGGGCCTGTCCCGGTTTGCTCATGAACTCCGCCACCCGCCATGTTTGCAATAGCATTTATCACCACATCAATACTTTTGAGAGTTGGCAATAGATCAAGCGCCCGCTGCATGTCTTGGACTCTTAGCTCTCCGTTTGCAACAGCTTCGGCAACTACATCGAAGTTCTTGGCCGTGTCAATTGACTTTTGATCGAGGACACCAAATAAAAGACCTGCCTGTTGTGCCATCGCTGCTTCTTGCTCTGTCAAACCGTCCACTGACAGTTTTGTTACCAAAAGATCATATTGGATCTTCCCCATTGCTTGCCTGTGCTTCTCGGCGTTTTCATCATACTTGACGCCAAGGGCGTCATAATCAGATTGGAGCCCTTGTATCTTCTCACCCAAAGGACTCCATCCCTGTGCTATCAGCTCATCAATCTGTGCCTTTATTTCTGCTTGCTTGTTCTTTACCTCTTCTTGTTTATCGGCATAATTTTGAGTCTCATTAGAGATGCTTTCCGACATCTTGAGGAGCTTGTCAAACTCCGGGATGTATTCTTGTGTGGCTATTGTCGCTTCTTGTGTTGCAAGGACTAATTGTTTCTCTCCTTGGATGTATGCCTCCATAGCTTGTTGACCTGCGCCGAAAGAATTATTTATATCGCTCATTGCAGCATTGACCAACCTATCAGCTTCGGTAACGTTCATTGTGGCGTCATAAAGTTGTTTTTCTACTGTTGCGAGGTCAACATAGCCACGGCTCATACCCATCATTATTTTATTTTTCTCTTCGAGGGTAATATTGCCATCTTCATATGCTTGAGTCACCTTGGCAATCATTTCGCCATGCTCTCTTGTCGCTCTCAAGACCGGTGTCAAGCCTGATGCCACAAGCTCTTTTGCCTTGTCTTTCAAGTTCTCAACCTCTGCGGAAAAATACTCGTACTCCGAGGCGTTGTCTCTGACAAGCCCGCCCGCTTGGCTCATCATGCTATTGCCTTGCTCTAAGACTTTATTTAGAATGAATTGTTGATCATAAGCAACGCCTGCCGCTTTTGCTTCCTCTGCCCAACCTTTTGTAATAATACCCAAGTTATCAAGGATAAGCGGAGAGTTGCGCCCAATGCCTGTTACCATGTCGTTGAAAGCTTGAGTAGTGGTGATGCCCATTGCTCTTGCTCTGAAGGCTGCAACCTGCATAAGGTTCGCCATTTGATCTGCATTGCCGGTAACATTCAACATCATGGCTCTGTTAGCTGCTGCCACTATGTCCATTTCTGACACCGAACCTAGCGAAGCTTCCTTAACTTTCGCTATGATCGTGTCCATGTCTGTGCTGAAACCTGCGGCGAGTTGTTGCCCGCTTGTGCGTAGTCTCTCATTGACCGCACCCATTTGGGCGAAATCATAAACCTGCTTAAACTTCTCAATAGCCATAGCGGCAATATCTATGGCAGATTTCAAATCTGTCCAAGATAGCTTGTTAGCATTATTCGCTTCCTCTGCTGCTTTCTTTTGTTTCTCCAGCTCTTGCTCTGTCTCCCTAATAGCTGCTGCTTTCTGCTTTTCAACAGCCGCCCAAGATTGCGCTTGCTTGGTCATTTCTTGGGACCATTGTTTCCACTTATCTTGTTGTTGCGTTGATTTCTCAAGCTTTGCCAACTCGTCCTGCAATTGCTTAAATGCGGGACCGGTGGAGTTCTTGGCAAAGAACTCCAAAGCCACTTGTGCATTAGCAAAGCTTACAGACATTCATACTCCTTTTATTCAAATGAGGGACGGCCACTCAACTCTTTGACAGCATTGGGCAAGTCAACACACAAAGAGCGGATAGCGTCCCACCAGTCATAAGGATAATCTTCAACATCCCAAGGGTCTATTGCTCTCCCTGTGTATAAGTAGATCATCCTTGCTTTTGTTACGGCATAATGGTATTCACTTGTGGGCGTTCCTGTTGCCGCCATCATGTTTGTGGACTCTACTAATTTTTTTTTAACGTTGTCCGGTAATCTGAAATCATAGTCATAGTTTGGACGAGCATCCACATAAGCAACATTGGGTCGGACTGTGCGCTCTCTTCAATCATTGCCTCAATCTCTTCTCTTGTTGTGTGGCGCTCTTTGTCCTCGCCTTGTGACCAGATAACTGCAACCTGTTCTAAGCCTTTTTCTCGATCTTCTTTTGTTGCATCTGCCGTAAATATCTTGTAAACATGCGTGGTGTCAGAAGGCAGAGGGTTTACCCATACATCAATGGATTGACCTTCATAAGCTTTGTGGTATTCGCTTAATTGCAGCTCTTCAACTACTTTTGGATATTTTAGTCTCATGATTTCCTTTTGCTTCGGATATGTATCCGAACCTACGGCATGGCAGTTACTTCATTGACAAAGAGGATATTACCTCGATCTGCTTTTGTTTCATCATAAGCATTACGGAACGTGGCTTTTACAATGCTTGTCCCGTTTTGATTGTCGAGGCTTCCGAATGTCGTCCACTGTCCTGCATAGTTCTGGATAAGTGTAGGATAGGTGTAAGTTGTTCCCGGAGTTGCAACCGCTGTGGAGTGTTCTGTTTTGAGCTGCAAAAGGCGGGGAGTCTTTGCCAGCCACAAATCTCTTTGGGCAATCGCGGAACTATTGACAAGGAAAGTAAGGTCTAGCATGATCTCATACTTGTCGGAATTAAATACCGGGATGTCATAATACAAATTACCTGAGCCTGTGAAAAGCGGCTCCCATCCAGTTGTGCATTTTACAGATGCTTCCAAGAGAGTGCTTGAAATCTGAGTAGCTCCAAATGAGCCGCTAACAGCATCAAGGTAAATCTTTGTCTTTTGGAATAGTGCCTCAGTCACAGAAGGAGCAGCAACGGAACCGGTCATTGTCGTCTTTGTGACCTGACGCCCAAACCACTTGCTTGTTATCATCCAAGCACCCTTTGAACTTCCTTTCATCTCCCATTCCGAAACAATACACCCCTCGGCTTCCTCGTATTGGTCAGCAGAGGAGCCAAATCCATACTCTGCGGTATGAGTTTGAAGAGTTGTATAATCCGGGTCGCTTGTGTCAAAGAGCGGGTAATTGTAGAGGTAATCTGTGCCCGCTCCGTCTTGTGTTGCTGTTGCTTCACCAAAAGAAGAATCAAACACAAGAGGCGATTGTTGGAAAGTGACCGGAGTCTCTGCTGTTTCAAACTCCGCGAGATAGAACGGGTCATAGCTTCGATTAGTGCCGCCCACTATGGCAATGTTCTCTTGCGGAAATTGGCGCTCTCTTGCATCTCTGAAAGTGCCGCCGGGTCCGCGCCATTTCGTTGTTGCGGCAACGGCTGTAAACTGTGTAGACTCTCGTCCCAATTGCAATACTTGAAAAGCTCGACTAGCCATTAGACATCTCCTCGGCGGGCATATCAGTTACCGCCTCATCTTGTTTTATATCTTCATAGCAGCCTGACTTAATGAGAAGATCATAACCGCCATGCTGCAATACTTCATCCTCTGAAAGATCGCGGGCAGGGACATTATTTACAAAGCCCTTGCCAGTATATCTCAATCCTGCGCCTGTGCTTGCCCTACTGCTTGATCTCTTAGGCATACTCGCCTCCTGTTATTGCTATCCTCTGCAAGACGTTTATGGAAAGCTCTTGAGTAATCATAAAAGGCTCTTTAGCTGTTGAGCCGTCATCATATTCCTCATATATACCTTTTGGCTTTTCTCTTGCAGATAGCGTTATATTGTCAATACCTGCAACGCCTCCAAGAGTGGGATATTGTAAGAGTGTCCAAAAGATTGCAGCTCTCAAAGCTTTGAAGTCCGACCACATATCTTTCAACTCCACGATCTTTACAAATACATCCAAGACAATTTCCCAAGTAACGAAAGCTTCTTGGGATATGTTCTCAGTATCAGGAAAGGCGCCGGGGTGAACTCTTGCATAGTATTGAACGCCCTTGGTCATCTCGCTATCCTCGGCACTTGCAACTTGAGCGGGGTCAGGAAAGAAATCTGTCAGAGTTTGCAAGACAGTAACCAAACCATCTTCACACAGTCCATAATAGTCTGTTATTGCCATTAGATACCGAAAGCCTCTCCCGCAAAAGCTGTCCTTGCTTCAGTTTGTAAATCTTCCATAACTGCTTTTGGGAGCCTGTCAACAACATCCATTACAACAGTGTTGAGGAGTTGCCAGCGTCCTACGTGCATCCATGCTTGACCTGCGCCGTAAATATCTCCGACAACATACCCCCCATAATATACGCCATCCTTTTGCGCCGAGTTTGTCACAGTGTATCCCGTAGGAAGAGCCTGCACTTTCCAAGAGTTGCGGAACAAGTATGTCCTTATATAAGTCTGGTTGGGACGTTGAGACGGATACTTTTGCATTTTGCGGACAATTGTTTCAGCCGCCTCTTTGAGCCTATATTTACCAATCTTCGGGATCTTGGCATGTAAGTTGTCAAGCCCACGGCTTACAAGCTTTTGCCCTTTGATCTGCAAGGAAAGGTCAATCATGAGTCGCTATCCCAATCTGTGAAATCATTGCCAAAGGCATTGCGTTGGAATATGGGGAAGGTATTATTGCCTCGCTCGTCTGTGCTGCGGTATCCTATTTCAAACTCATTAGACTCTCCGCGTCCTGCGCCTTGTGCCTCAAGTCCTGAGGCGTATTGATCTACCCAAGACTCAATGTCGTTAGTTATCATGCGCCATTGACTCATGCCGTTCTTGATTGCCTTTTCAGAGTAAAAGCGCCCGGTGCCGTTATCTGCTTTGCACATGTCAGAAACAAGCAGCTCCACAACCATAGTTATTGCCTTCAAGGCATCGGCATCAGTTATGGGAGTAGTAAACCCTTTAGCAGCTAAGGCAGTATTGAACATCCCGGAAACTTGATCGAGATAAGACACAACAGCAGTGGCGGATGGATTTGTTTCATTTGTCCACTCGCCGTTGATCGTGTACCTTCTCGCCCGGGATGCTACTCCGGCGCTTGTTCCGTAGTATGCCATCAGTCCTCAATTAATATCCAAGCTTGGATATAGTCGTCGGTGTTAGTTTGCGCCACGTTCAAATTGAGAAAGTCACAGACCGGGACAGGCTCATCATAAGTAAGAGCCGACAGAGTGACGCCAAGAAGATCATGCGGATTAGTTCGAGGTTCAAACCATCCATCTGTATTCTTGTTGGTAAGCGTGAGGATGTTTCTTGTCGGAGCATTAGTGCCTTTTGTTTTCAAGTTCACATCCGTGGTAGCGGGCTTGTCTCCGTTGTATTTTATATACACAGAGATAATCCTGCCTCGAATAATTGTGGTTGTATCTGCATTAGCAGCTGCCGAGCCATCGGCTCCAACTGCCGCCCCGGTAGAGATAGGACCATAGAGGTTCAACATGATTGCCTCTTATTTCTTCTTGCTTCTTGAGCGTGTCGGCTGCTTTTCTTCGCTCTCTTCGTTGGCATCTTTCAAGCCGTCCAAGATGCTCTCAATCTCTTGATCTTCATCCGTAGCTTGAGACATGTCAACAGATGCAATAGCAGCAACAGCGGCAGGCGTTTCTTTGATCTCTTCAATTTCTGCCTCTGCATTTACAGGACGGGTATCCAGTAGATCATTAGCTAGAGCTTGACCTTCAAAGCCATCTGGCACAGGTCGCCACTCAAACTTGACATATTCGCGGCGGGAAAAGAACTGCAAAATGCCATAGCGGGAACTCTCTTTTATTTTTGCTTCGAGCTTTTGAACTTTCTTATCCATAACTCACTTCTCCTTAGATAATCAGATGGTGAGGGCACCCGATTATATAAAATGGGCGGGCAGGTCAAATTGCCCACCCGCCCATGTCTCTATATTTTGTTGATCAATTACGTTCCGAAGGCAACCCAGTTTATAACGTCACCAGCGGTCAAAGCGTAAGTAGCTCCACCATCTGCTACAACGATATTGCCACCCGAGGCGCTTACTGCTTGATCTGAGAAGATCAAAACGCCTGAGCGGTATATTTGCACAATATAGCCAGAGACAGTTGTAAGACCCGTGGCAATGCTCTTTGTGCCTGCCGTGTCATCTGCTGCCACTGCTGTATAAGTGCCGAATCTTAGATTACCGTCAGAGGTGCGGATATAAGTGAAATCAGTCTCTCCACTCATCATCCACCGCCTAGCTCTTGCCCATATAAGCCAAGCGCCAATCAAGGTAGTAATGATCGTAACGGGCATAATACTTGAAGTAATACATGCCGCCATCTGGACCGTTGGGATCGAACCATGCCGCCTGAAGGTTCGGGCGTTCACGGATGACAATGCCAATGGGCTTTGTGGACTGACCCGAGGCGACAAGCATCCAAGCGCCAGAGTCCAACTGATTTGAAACAATGTAGCGAGTACGCCCGGCATAAGGATTGATCGCCCGGTTACCAGTCGTTGAATCTTCGCGGTTATCACAAATCTGAGCCGCGGCACGCTCATCAGCAGGAGACACAACCAGAAGGTCATAGTTGTAATCTGTGAAAACGCCTTGGTCATTCTTTGTAGCCATTGCAGCTACTCGGACTGTCTCAAAGTTGGTCAATGACAGAGCCAACGAGTAAAGGTTGTCTTGCACAGTTTGGTAGGCAGCGCCTTTGTCTACATGTGAGTTGCTGTAAAAGGCAAGCCCATCATAGCAAGCGCCAAAGTTGGTTGTAGCGTCTCCATCATTCAAAGCTTGGAACGCTTTTTGCGCCATGTCCAACCGGAAATTCTCACCTGCGGAGCGTGCCTTACGCTCAAGGTTGCCGGTTCGATCATCCTGTACGGCGTTGTAAGAAACGCCGACAGTAATATCCCAAGGCTTTGAAGAGATTGCCAGACGCTTCTCAATGAACTCTTTTACCTGCGCCCGCCCTTTGTTTTCAGTCGGCATTGGAGCGCCGCCAATGTCAACAAGGTCGGTATTCTTTGAGTCCAGATTGATCTCTTCGGCAATCGGAGTAGTAATCGGTACATCAGGTTGGGCAGTTGTAAGGAAGCCAGTCCTTGCACCTACAACGAGATGATAAGGAACTTCACCGGAAATAGTAGCCATAATATATTCTCCTTATCTCTTGTTACGGAACATCAAGGACTAATGGACTGTCAAGCTTGACAAAGACATATCCATCCTCAACAGTAAAGCAATTGCCAATGCGAGGATGAGCGCCGTTGGATGTTGTCAGGGTGTTTGAGTCTGACATATAAACGGGCTTGCCTGCATCTGCAAGAGTTAGAGCCGTGGACTTGAAGCCGAGAATAGTCGGCCAAGTGTAGCAGGTAATTTGGGTGGTCTCAGCAGCACCCGAGGCAACGCTTTGATTTTCCGCAGCAATGCCCATAAAGGTATCACCGTCCACGCAGGTGATACCGTCGGCGGTGTGGACGTTGACAGTATCTACACTAGCATCCAAGATCATGGCAGTGCCTTTGTAAACAGTTTGAGCGCCCGAGGTGTCCATCTTGAACTTATGGGTAAAAGCTTCACCCAAGACACGGAGCGGAGCGGCAGCAGATAAAGCGGTCATTATTTCGCCTCCTGTTTCTTGAACTCGGTAATGTCAAAGTCTTCCACGCTGCCGAGTTCTGGATTGGCTCTGAAAAAGCCTTCAATGGTTGCCCCGTCTGTTTTCATCCATGACAAGGCATACTCTTTGATCTTTCCTTCGAGCTTCGGGCGCTGGATGAAGCCTTCGGAGTCTACGCCATGTATAGCAAAATCCACAGCTCGGTCAAGCGTGTTTTCCATCAGCTTCATAAATTCGCCTTGCATCTCTTCGGGCAATCGAAGGGTGAAAGAAGCAAGCTCTTTGGCTGAAACTTTCAGACCAAAAGGCTTTTCTTTTGTGCCGCCGACCATGCGGGAAGCGAAATCTACCACGAGCTGCTTACGCTGCTCAAAGCGGATACGCTGCTCCGCAATCTCTGCGGCTTGTTTACCCAAGCTCTCAAGCTCTTCGGGATGTTCTTTTAAGAACTCCTTCATAGCAGGAGAGACGTTCCCAACGTAAACCAACTCCTTTTCAGTAGGAGCAAGAGTCTTGGGATCTGCGGGCGGCTGAGAAAGCTCCACCGGCTTTACTGCTTCTTTGACAGTTGCAGCGATATTACCAGGCAGGGCTTTCAGCTCTTTGATGATTTCAGTAAAATCCATATCAATCTCCTTTATAGTTTGTGACAATTCAACGGGGCGGAGCAGGATATTACCTGCCGCGTCTCTCGATGCTGGCCAATTTGTCAGAGAGCCGCCCAATACCAACTTGTTTTCAAGATCAAGCGAAGGCGAAAAGAAGCGGGTCAAGTTCTCGCGGATAACTTCCTTGCCTTGATCTGTCCAGTTCACATAAAATAAAATAATGTCTCTATCCGGGTCCATCTCAAGATTGACAATCCACCCCGCCCCGCCCATATGATTATGACTTTCCATATCAATGGGCAACCCAACTATGTCTCCGTCACTATCTTTGGTTGAGCGGAGCATTTTCTTTGTATTCTTTACAAAGTCTTGAAGATCATCAGGAGTGATAGTAAACTCTCCACCCCAAAAAGAAAAGAACGTACCCGCTGCAACGCCATCAATAGGGCGCGATTGTTTCAGCTCTGCCAATCTCAAATCAGTAAACAAGATTAGGTTTATTTCTGTCATCCTTTGTCCTCAAAAGAAAAGCCCGCAACCTGAATCAGTTGCGGGCAAGTGGTAACAAGTGCGCTTTTATTTTCACAGACCGCGCCAGCTCATAGGCAAG